TAATTAGTTGACTGTGATTCGTAAAATGTTGTACCAATCATAACCATATCGTCACGTGGATACATTGGCGGTTTTACTAACCCATCATCTGGAAGGTCAGGACGCATAACTTGTACACCAAATGATTTTAATTTTGCAATTATATTTTGAAAATCTTCTTCTGTTTCTATTGCTATTTTCTCAAATAATTTTCTTACTTTGGTATTTTCTATCCATTGATAATACTCAGGCGGATAACTTTTACCCACAATACATACTTTAAGCGGATCCCAATGTTGATATACTGAATACATATTTGACCTTAAAAAAATAAGGGCAAGGAAAAAGAAATAAACCTTGCCCTTGTGTTGCTACTTAGTTTGCAGATTGGCGGCTGCGAATCATAGCCAGAATATCATCTGCTTTACTACTAGGCGCTGCTTCGGCTGCTGGAGCTGGGGCTACTGGAGCTTCAGCTGCTGGTGCAACATCTGTCCAACCACTGTCAGTTGATGCTGATTCTGCCACTGGAGTTGCTGCTGGTGCTGCCACTGGAGTTGCTGCTGGTGCTGCACTTCCTGCTGGTGCTTGCATACCCGCTGGGCGGAAGTATTGTCCCCAACGTTCTGCATCGTACGACTGGCCATCAACACTAGCTTCAAACATTTCCTTCATTACTTTGATAGCCGTTTCATCCGGACGTTTTGGTAAGAAGTCAGCCAAGTTATACAAACCTTGCGATTCAATTGCTTCGGCTTCTGTTGCAGTAAGTGGCGTTTCTTTGCGAGCCCACTTGCTGGTTGAATAGTCAGCATATCCACCTTTAGCTGTTTTGCTAATACGGAAGTCCAATCCACGCTCATAGTCAGTTGGAAGTTCTTCTAGTTCTGGATCCATCAACGCTGATTTAATAGTCTGGAAGATCTGAGGACCAATAATAAAGCGCCGAATTGCTTTGTCACTGTTGTCATCTGAGATTGGATTCTCACGTACAAAACCTTGCATGATGTATGAACGTTTTTTCCAATACTTACGACCCATGTCTTCGAGACTTTTGTCTTTAAACCACTGACGTACTTCTGTAAGAATTGGACAAGTTTCGCCCCACATCTCAACACATGGCACTTGTACTATGACATTCTTACTATCCATTTGACCTTTGATGCCGTTGAATGGAAGTTTGATCATTGCACGTTCCATCCAAAAGAACGTATTGCCGTTATCTTCATCAGGAAGGAAGCGAAGCACTGCGCTGTCGCCTTCGTTCATATTCCAATGTGGGTAAATTGCGCCATCGCCGCCGGATGACTGATTGTTGCCTTGCTTGTTATCTGCCGCTGCAAGACGGGCGCGGATTTCTGCTAATGAAGCCATTTGTATTCTCCTATATGCCTACGAGTAGCAACTACTACTCTTTTCATTTGCCTACGATACGCAACTACGTATCTGTGTATGCCTATATACACTGTACTAGTATATACGCTTTTATTTAGTCCGTCAAGCAAAAAGGTTAAACATTGTCGAAAGAATAAGCTTTGCTGATTGACCTGGCCTGGATTAAATATACACATAACACATAATAACATAAGCACAAAAGAAGTCAACTGTTTCGGGCAAGGTAGTAAATTTAAACTTGCTGTGCTCTAGCTACTGATAGTTAAGCCACAGTGTTTCACGTATACTGTTTTCGGGAATGCTATTCATCATACCATTGAAAATGCGTGGATTATTGCAATATGCAATTGCACTCCTGGGTTCATGCGGAACGTAAACACATTCATCGGCAGCAATTTTGCGACTAGGGGAATGATCGTTTTCGCCCATTGCTGTATTAACTTCGTCTGATGTACAAAATGCATATTGGTTTGTATCGGCTGCTATTGTACATAATGGAATCTGTACCTGAAATTTAATGTCACTGTGTATACGATGCATCATAATTTTTGCATGTGATAACGTGATGTCAACATACCCAACTTGTGGTTTTAAGTTAACACCGCAGAGATCACTAAAGTACGGTGCCCACGAAGCACATATGTCATTTGGTTCTTTGTTTTCGGCCCAATTGGTAAGCAAACGATTGTCATAAACCATTTGTAATTTATTGTTTTCAGCTTTTCTGTACAAGTTGCGAACAAATGCATATTGTTCTTGCGGAAAGAAATCCCTGATCAACCACAACTGATCAGGGATTATTATTTCTATGGACATGTTATCCTCGAGCTAGTGTTAATAGTCTATCTAGCTCTGATTCGATCATTGGATCACGCTCTGCTTTTAATGCAGGTTTTCCTGTGTCAATATCTGTTACTTCTGTCATATCTTCGTCGTCAAGGTCTTGTTGATTTGCTTTAGTAAGAGGCTCTTCTTGCGTTGGATCTTCTACTACTCCACGTCTGTCATCTCTAGACTTTTGAAGTTCTGCTTTTCGATCATCTCTGCCTTTTTGAATAGCGTTTAGACGATCAGTTCTATCTTTTTGAATAGTATTTAAACGATCAGTTCTATATGCCTGATCTTCATTCATTGTGTCCATCTTGTCGTTTGCACTAACAAGTTTCTCACCTTGTTTCTCGACGAGTTTTTTAAGTGCAACAGCACCTACTATAAATGCAACTGCCATGCCAATTTCAAATTTATTGTCAATCAACATTTGTGCATATTCTTCACCAATTGCACTTTTAACCCAATCCCATCCTTCGTCAATATAATAAGCTATAGCTGCGCCACCAAACAGTTTACCACCGTGTTTTTTCAACAACCACTTAATTACTGGCCAAGCACCAAATCTGATACACCATTTGATAACCCAAACAGCCGCTGCAACCGCAGCAGGTGCAATTTCATTTAACTGCTCATCTTCTCCTAGTGGCTTAAAGCCTCTGGTACTACCAGTTGGTTCCCCGTTTGGTGCAATTTCCCGTGTACCACCAAGGTTGCTAAGTGTCCTAGACTGTGGGCGTATGCTAGTCATTGGTGCATTTTCGCCAAGCTCGATGTTGAATTCTTTGAGTCTAGCTAGTACTAGTGGTCTACAATCAGCATCGGGATTTTCCAATCCCATTTCATAAATGTCATCAAACAGTTCATCGTCGCCAATTAGTCCATACAGTTGCTCAGTTGCAAATTCGCCAGCTGGACCACAATGCAATGGTTCTTTCATAAGTTCAGCTAATTCTGCCATTTGTTCTGGCGTATCGGGCAATGCCCATGTACCTTCAGTGATACTGTCTGCCCACTGCTCAAATACGTCAGCTTCTTTCATGCTAGTTTCCTTTATCTTTGCTAATATTGGTAGAGCTTCTTCGATACGGCTATCAATTGTATTTTTTGAAAATACTTCTCTTACTTGCTCAATGGTTTCGTCAAGCTCGGTAATTTCCATCGGATCCCATGATGCAAAGATATCTTTATAGCCCCGACGACTGATCATTTTCTTTGCTTTGCGTTTAAGGTCTTTGTAGTGCCTAACTGCATCTTCGGCAATGTTTAGCGCATCTGCATTTTGCCCAAATGATTTGCTTTTACTGGCTCTAATAAATCTTCCCAGTGTTGCTATTTCACTAATTGTGTCACTGATATGTTGCCCAATTGTGTCGTATGGGTTACCGCCTTCGGACACATGTCTTGCCATTGCTTTACCGCCACTTATACTACGGAATGGCATTTTAAATCTTTCGCCTTGGCTATTTTCAACAAACAAACTTTCAATGTTTCTAAAACGTGCTTCACCTTCGCCTAGCTTTCGTGAATGTTTGATAATAAGCTTTGCTGGACCTTGCTTGTTATAGCTGGTTTTATTTGTTCCGTTCCAACCTTCGGCTAATTTTGCCATGCTTTTCATTGAATACTTTAACCTATTCATATTATTAAGGCCAAATGTGTACAAGTTACGCTTTGCTATATTTCTAATAACCGCAAGGAAATCATACCAATCACTGCGGTCATCACGTTCCATTGTGCGCCCAATGCTGTCACCGTAATATAATTCAATTTTCTCTTCGCCGTCTATTAAGACAACCACTGTTCCATAATCTTTGTTTTCGGTTTTAAAATTAAACGAAATTAGATCTGCATCGGCTGCATTCACAGTCGGCTTGCCCATAGCATCAAGTGCTTTAGGGTCAAGGTCTCGTGTTACTATAGTATCGAAAATTTGTTGTGCTGCGTTGTTATCTTGTGCCATAATACTATTTATTAAAACATTGCCACAAACGGCAAAGGTTCAATTTGATCCTCTCCAAAATCAGTCATGTGTGTATCCAGTTCCTTGTGATACCCTGTTAAAATTTGCAACATACGAATAGCTAATATAGTAGACATAACCAAATCATCTGTTTCTCCGGGTTTAGCTGCATAGCTAGTGCCATGTGCTACAAAGTTTTTAAATTCGCCTATTAGACTTCTACTACGAACTGTCATTTTGTCTGTTTCAACAAGTGTTTTTAATTTTGCACATGCTGAAACTTTACTTTTGTTTGTGGTATTAAATCCTTTGCGATACCGCCTGCCACTGCCACTAACAACACTGTTGTCACTTAGAAAATAACCAGGTATATTTTGTTCCCCATATTGATCAATTGTAATCAACGCAGCTTCTCCTAGTGTATTGTTTTCAACTGAATAGTAAACACTCTGCGGATCTTGAACTTCGTCATTAATGTGTTTAATGATGTCAACTAATATTCGAATTTGGTCCGGAATAGGAGTTTTATTGTGTCGCCACTCTGCTACTTGTTCTGTTGTGTTAGCTTCAAACACTTGGATAGCACTTGGATCGCCGCCAGTGCCCAGGCTTGGGTCCAATGCCACTACATAGATTCTATTTTTCTGTGGCTTTTTATACCAACGAACTTGTCCAGTTTTATACAAAGGTTCTATGCCTTCGAGATCAATCAGTTTGGTTGGAGCAATAAGTGTTTCATCGTTGATAATGAATTCACAATCCATTTCTCGACGGAATCGTTCAATTCCTAATATAGCACGTTGCTCATCTGCCCATTCTTCGTCCCTGTCGGGATGCTCGGCCCAATATGCTCGATATGCTTTAAATCCATTAATACCCAAGTCTTTGGTATTTCCAAACTCGTCTTCGGTTTTGTTTGCACCTTTCCATATGTATGCAAACTGATCCTCATCACTATTTGGTGTACTAGTAATAATAGCCCCACCACCGGTGCTCAGTGTAGGTGATATACTAGTCCAAAATTCTTTAGCAATAGTAGGTCGAACAAATGCAAACTCGTCACAATATAAAAGTGTAATACTCATACCACGTCCGGTATTTTCAGTTGTCGTCTGTGCTACAATACGACTTCCATTGTCAAATTCAATACTGCCTTTGTTGTAACTTACTACACCGGCTCGTATGTGATTTGGACATGCTTCATATGCATACCTTACACGTTGCATAATCTCCTGAGCACCTGCATACTTGTGCGCTGCAACAAGAATTGTACTGTCGGGCTTGAACATGCCAAACCAAAGAAGATAACCAGCAGCACTTGTGCTCTTACCGGTTTGTCGAGGCAGCATTGATATTGAAAACCTGTTTTCATGATAGGTTTGAATCAAGCGTTCTTGAAATTCCCATGGATCGTATTGCATTTTTCCTTGCACAGGGTGTTGTATAAAGAAAAAGTTCTTCATAAAGTATTCAGCACCCTTTACTGGATCAGCGCACAACACAAATTCTTGAATTTGCTGCTCGGTGTATTCTTCTTTTTTATGGGGACTTTTAATTAGTACCCCGTCAAGTGATTTACTCATGTTAATACTTATCTACTGTGTGTGGCCTTATGCAGTTAAATACTGTTAGCATGGAAAGTACATTAATACTAGCACCCGATTATCAACCAGTAAGTTTCTTGCCACTATCAACAATTAGTTGGCAGACAGCAATTAAGTTGTTTTTCCTCGACAGAGTAACTGTACTGGAATGGCACGATGACTGGGTGGTACACAGTACAAAGTTGGACATACGAGTACCAGCAGTTGTTGTGTCCAATCGAGGATTTAAACGTTCTAGAAAAAAACCACGTTTTACCAGGCAAGGATTATATCTAAGAGATGTATACACTTGCCAATATTGCGAAGAAGTTGTTGGAAAAAAAGATTTAACGTTGGATCATGTTATACCAATCAGTAGAGGTGGCAAAACAACATGGGAAAACAGTGTAACTGCATGTGGATCGTGCAACTCGAGAAAGGGCAGTGCTCTGTGGAAACCAATCAAGCAACCAGTTGCACCAGATTATTGGGATATTGCAAATCGTATTAGAAATATCCCAATGAAAATACGCCACGAAAGTTGGCAAAAATACATTGGTGCAACAGATGTAACTGTTACTCGTTTATCTGCTTAGGTTGAACGTTTCTTACAAACTGCTCTTCACTAACTGTGTACTCAACTGGAGTTGGCGCAACCTTAGGAGCAGGCTTGGGGTCAGGCTTGCCGAGCCCGCCAATTTTAATACTATTAATCATCTATCTTCCTTTTTACAAGCTCTATTTTAATATCATCTTCTGCTCGTAGTATGTTGTAACGCTGTTGCACATCCTGGGTTATATGATACACTAGATCAAGTTTTTGCAACTTTGCTTCAAGAGCAGGTGTTGACACATTTGATAATTGCATACGTTGTCCTAGCCCTCAACTACGCCCTCGGCAATAAGTTTGGCTCTATTAGTCATGTGCTGTTCTAGCAATTCTTCTTTGCTACCGCCCATATACGGTACTGCATGTCCTTCTAGCATCATAATCTCTGTTACAGGCATTGTGCGGTCCTGTGGTGCATAATGCACACTAAAGTCGCCCAAGATACGCCCAAACTTGCCTTTCATGTCTTCGCCGTCTCGTGCTATCTGTGTTTTAAGCACAAGATTTGGGCCAGACAGTAGTTCTGTTAT